CCTGCAAGGCGGCGACGAGGTGGACCACGATCTTGCTGTAGTCCACGGCCTGCGGCTTGATGGAGCCGTCAGCGTTCACCGCGTCCTTCTCGCCGGTCACGGCGTGCGGGATGTGTTCCGCAAGTTCGTGCGCGATAAAGCCTTCGCCGTGGCTATCGTCAGCGTTCCACTTGTAGGTTGACGGCTTAAGCGCAGCGATGGTGGCAAGGCCGGTGGTTAGCGGCTGCACATCGTGCTTGAGGCGGTAGTCGGAGGATGTAGTAAATGAGGTTCCACTAGCATTTGTGCTGATGGACCCGACAACAGTTCCTGCCGCATTTGTAAAAAGGAACGGCACGGAATTGGTATCATTATTCGGCTGCATGATGCAGCCGATGCCGCGAGAGTCGCCGTACCCATTGATCGTCAATTTTGTAATGTTTTCTGTGTCGCCCGGCGTGCTGATCGTGAGCAACGAAGTCGGCACCGAGGTCTTGATGCCAATGCGACCATCAGCGGTGATGCGCATGCGTTCGGAGCCTGTAGCACCTGAGCCGGTATAAAACTCTATACCGCCATCGTTGAATCCGTTTGAGATGCCACGAGTAACGATAGATGCGCCACCAGTATTAAAGGCTGTTCCGGCAAACATACCTACGGTGGAGTTATTTGCTCCACCGATAATGTTGTAACCGCCAATTTTTATGTTTCCGACAACCTCAAGCTTTGCCCCCGGCGAACTCGTCCCAATCCCCACGTTGCCGCTGCTGTTGATGCGCATACGCTCTGTTACTGTATCACTTCCGCGCGTGTAGAAAAGCATATTACTATCGACATAATTATTGTCTCCAGGCACCACAAAAATATCGCCTGCTTCTTTGACGGTTCCAACTGTGTCGGTGCCAATAAACTGCACCGCTGTCGTTTTAGAAGTTGAAGCAACAGTGCTGCTATTTCTAATTTGAGCAATAACATTTCCTGTACTGCCTTGAACGACCAGCCTTTCACCCGGCGAACTCGTCCCAATCCCCACGTTGCCGCTGCTGTCGATGCGCATACGTTCGGAGCCGCCAGTACCAAGTAGCAAATTTAGGCCATTTAGGAACAGATTTGCGTAAGCACTTTGGGCGGCATTTGTTGCTTCAACTACCGCGCCTGTCGTCGCCGTGTCATACGCCCTTGCGCGCAAGACACCTGTTGTAGATGATAAACCAAATAAATTAGCGTCATCAGCGCCTGCTACGGCAAGTTTTGCTAAAGTGCTTGGCGAACTCGTCCCAATCCCCACGTTGCCGCTGCTGTCGATGCGCATCGACTCAACACCGCCCTCGGTAAAGGCAATGGTGTCAGCCGCAGGAGAAAAAATCCCGGTATTGGTGTCGCCAGAAAAAGTAATACCCGGCGCAGAAACCGTTCCCGCAGTAAATGCAAGAACGCCAGTCATCGTATCGCCGGCCTTGGCCACGGCGCCAAGGTTTGTCAGGGCCACAGATGCCGTTGTCGCGCCCGTGCCGCCATTCGCAACCGGCATAACATTCGCCGCAAGAAGCTTTACCGTGCCAGAGGCATTCTTGAAGTAGAGCTTCTCGTCAGTCGTGTTGATGGCAAGCTCGCCGTCCGTCAAATTGCCGGCAGTAGGCGTCGCGCTCGCAGTCGTCGTGCGGTAGAGTTGCACGGTAGTGTAACCTGTCTGTGCCATGGCTTACCTCAAGTTTCCTGAATTGTACTGGACCGACATTTGAAGAGCAACCATTTCATCAATCATCAGAATGTGCCCCCATCAATACCAGCCCAAGTCGGCGCGCTTGCGCCATTCGATTTGAACACCTGCCCGGCAGTGCCATTGGCAACAAAGGCAGTCGCCCCGGCACCCGTCTGATAAGGCACCTGACTGGCAGCCCCGCCCGCAAGATTGGTGGCCGTGCCAACCGCCAGAGTTGACTGAGACGCCCAAGTCGGCGCACCAGACCCGCCAGAAAGCAAAATCTGGCTAGACGTTCCGGCGGAACTGAAAGCATAGGCAGCGCCATTACCATAAGCGATTGCGCCAGCCGTGGGTGTTGCCGTTCCATTTGTACCGCCATAGGCAATGCCAATAGCGGTGGCATTCCAAGTGCCTGAAGTCAGCGTCCCAACGCCTGTGATGCCCGTGTAAGATCCACTGATGTAGGCAGACCCAACAGTACCAGACGTAATCTGGTTGCCATTGATTGCAATCGAAACGTCTGTGGCGCTGGTAATCTGCCCCTGGGCATTGATGCTCAGCGTCATGGCAGTCGCCGCGCCGCCATAACTGCCAGAGACAACGCCAGTATTGGCAATGTTGAACGTGTATGCCGGCGACTCAGTCAGGCCCGTGCCGGCAAAATAAGTCAGCGGCGCGCCAAACTGAGAAAACACAATCCCCGTCGTGCCAACCGTGATGGGCAGCGGCGTCTGCTGCACCCAAGAAGTATTGGCCAGGGTAGATCCGGCAGTAATCAGGAAGAAGTCGCCGGCATCAATCTGATTAACGCCAGACCCGGCAGTGTCAAAATCAGTCGCCCTGGTCAGAATAAACGGCGAACCCCCGCTGCCAGTTTGGGTGACGACATAAACGCCATTGTGGGCTTGATTGACTTGGTTCTTGACCAAGATGCGATTGGCCGCCGCCACCGCAGTGCTATCAACCGACAGGGCGCCATTCGCCGTAGCAGTAAGCGTCGCGCCAACCCCAGAAACGCCATTGTTGTATGTGCAGCTTGGAAGCGCGGCAGTCGTAGCCAAACGGCAAGACTGGTGAAAATTGATGCCCGCCGCAATAGAATCGGCATAGGTCTTATTGACGATGTCATTGCCGGAAGATGGCGCAGTCGTAATCGTGCCGCTCGTCATCCCAACAGAGGTAAACGTACCCGCAGCCGGCGTGGTCGCGCCGATTGACGTGCCATTTACGGTCCCGCCGGTAATCGCGACGGAAGACGCATTCTGCGTAGACATCGTGCCGAGGCCGGTGATGTCCGTATTTGGAATGGTCGCAGAGCCAGTAAATGCACTGGTTCCATTGCCCTTAAGGTAGCCAGTAAGCGTCGCAGCGCCAGTGCCCCCCCGAGCCACAGCAAGAGTGCCGGCCGTAATCTGAGAGGCGTCAATGGCAATTGACGTGTTAGTGACCGCCGTAATCTGCCCCTTGGCGTTTACCGTGAAGACCGGAACCGTCGCCGCCGCGCCATACGTTGCCGCGACAACGCCCGAGGATGGCAGGTCATCAGTGACCAAAAGCCGGAAGGACGTGGGAGCATCAGGCCCGCTTGTCGGGCCAGCATAGACCACATTTGCAGCCTGATCAGATACAATCAGCGCAGAGCCCCAGGTGGGCGCTCCAGTGCCGCCAGAAACCAAAACCTGCCCAGCCGCACCAACAGCACTCACATAAAGCCCATCGGCCCCAGACCACACCACGGCGCCAGGAGTGGCCACAATGCTGCGGGCAGTGCCGCCGCTATTTAGGCCAAGTATCCCGTCAACCTCGTCGTCAGAGCTTAGGTCGATCGCCGGGTGCCTGTGATCCGCACGGGCAATATCCGTCGAAGTGCCGGCATCGCCAGACTGGAACACCGCCAATGGCGTGGCGCTGCTCAAGTCAACATTGAGCGTGACATTCGCGCTAAGCTGGCCGCCGCCGTTCAAGCCCGTGCCGGCAATGACTTGCCGAGTATCTGGCACATATCCGCTAATGGTCGCCGGAACCGTGGTCGCCGCGGTAACGCGGCCCTTGGCGTCAATCGTGAATACCGGGATATTCGTGGCCGTCCCGTAGACCCCCGCAGTTACCCCAGAATTGGCAAGCTCAGTAGAGCCAACGCCGCCGGGCGCAATGCTCAACGTCACATTGGAGCTAAGTTGGCCGCCGCCAGTCATGCCAGTGCCGGCAATAACCTGACGAGTAACCGGCACCCCAGCGACGCTAAGAAGATCACCCACCCGGATCTGATAATTGTTGCCTTGGTAGACAATCATCATCAGGCTGTTCTCGTCGGCCACAGGCGCGACGGGAAGCTGCGTAATGCGGGTCGGGATCAGATTGCTGGGTACAGACATTTAGAACTCCAGATAACCGTCGCCGTTTTCGGTAATGAAGAACTCATCACCCTGCTCTTGGATCACCCCAGCAGGCCGCGTGTTAATCGGAGTATCAGGCCGATTGAACGGCAACACAATCTGATCCGGCGGCCGAGGCGCAAGGCGATAGGGATCATACTGATCCCGATCTTCATCGCACACCATCAGGCCAGGGTAATTCGGATCCGGCGCCAGGGCAGACAACAGCATCTTGCGCGAACACCGCCCGCAGATGCCAATGCCATAAGTAGGCTGGCCGGTAGGATCTAAGAAAATCCCACTCATGCCGTGCCACCTATTTTGCAATGATCAAAATGCCAACGCCTCATGCCTGCAGCTTTACCAGATTTTGTGCATTTTGGGCATGTAATTATAACCCTTTGATCTTCCCTAGAACGACCATAATTAGGGTTATTTTTACCGCGACGGCCAAACATAGGGTTATTAGAGCCTTTTAATTTTTCCCTAACATCAGCTCGTTTTGATGGGTTAAATTCAGGATTTTGCATTCTTTTTGAATGAATAGCCCGAATTTCTGGCGTATTTGTAACCCCCCTACGCCCTTCACCTCCATCAGTCATATTGCATAAAGAAATACCCATTTTTCTCAATGTTGAAATCAAAAATTGCTCGTGTTTTGAAGCTTCTTCATTTGATTCCCAGTACGCCAATATTTCTGGCGTATATCCATGCTTATTAACAATATTAAACCAAAACTTACTTCTTGATTTCAAGCTTTTATGCCGAGAAGCAACGCCCTTCCCGATATAAAATATATCGCCATTTGAGTTTTTTCGATGAGCGTATGTATAAAATTTCATGCTGTATACGCCCGAATGCCGGGATTGATCTGAATGGGCGAGCCATCTCCATCACCATCCCATGCCCGTTGCACCGTGATCGCCGCACGCTGCTCAAGCACCGGAATGAGGTTCACATCCACCGCCGGAGTTTCGGCCGCCATGCGCGCCGCAAGGCCATTCACAATGGCCTCCAGCCAACGCTGAGGCACCTCAACCTCTTGCTGCAGGTTCTCGGTGTCCATGATCTGCCGGTGCCGCCACAGCACAAGCTGGGCCTGCTCTGCGGCGCTGAACGGCGCCGGCCAGAGGTAGACGACTGGCTCAGGCAGATCACGCAGGAAATAATAGTTGCTTGGCCGGCCAGGAAACACCTTGTTGCTCTGGTTCACATAGCTGTCGCGGTTCAACTGCCCGAGCGGGATTTCCTGCGGCAGATTGCCCAGCGTGATAGCCGTGTAATTGATGGTGGTTGGCGCCGTGATCCGGAAATACTGGTATGGCAGGCCAACCGCGATATCCGTCCAGGTGATATCCCCGGCAACCGCGGCAGTCGTCTGGGTGCCAACAGTCGTCCAGGTAACGCCGTCATTGCTGACCTGGAAGGTCAATGTCGGGGCAACGCCGTTCCATTCCACGCCCACAGTATTCACCACCGTGTCATCGGTGAAATTTACCGTGTAGCTGGTGGAAGTCGTTGTGGTCGTGCCCGAGAGCAATTGCAGGGTCCGGTAGTTGAGGTTTAGCACCTCAACCGTGCCAGCTGGCAGCGTCACAATTGGCTGGTTCTCGTACATCGGCAGGATCAGCTTCTCAATGCACCAGCTGGGCGTCTTGATGTTCGCCAACTCGGAAAGCATCAGATAGAGGCTGTCCAGCGCATAGGACTGCATTTCGGCCGTGATTGCCTGGGCAGGCAAACGGCAACGCCTGAAGGCATGATCAACCACCCTCAAGGCATTGAATGTCGTGCCACTTATGCTACCCGAATAGGCCATGCGTTCTCCGCTATAAAAGCGTTGGCCGCTGCTTCAGCTTGCCCCGGTAGGTTTGCGGCAAACTATAATTCACCGCAAACCAAATGCCAAGTTTTACTTCTTGCCCCTGCGAGCCTCAGACAGGCCGATTGCAATGGCCTGCTTGCGGCTCTTCACGACGGGCCCAGACTTACTGCCAGAGTGCAGCTCGCCAGCCTTAAACTCGCGCATGACTTTGCCCACCTTGGCAGCGCCACCCTTGGCCATGTTCACCGAACCTTTTGCATGGGGCAGCGCAGGTGCCTTACCGTCACGAAGCAGGTTCTTCGCATTAACCTCCTTCTTGCTGTAAAGCATGTCCGCCTTGGGCGCCGGCGCCGCCTTGGGGCCGCTGATCATAGGCTTGCCGTTGTTGGTCGGGTACTGCTTACGCATTGCCATGCCACCCTTCTTGTAACCCGCATCCTCGCCCATAATAGCCCGCTCACGGGCCATTTCGGCAGATGGAGAACGCAAACCCTGAGAAATCCGGCGCGGGGCGCGTTGTTCCATTGCCCTGCGCTCTGCATTGGATATTTCCCCAGGGCCAAAAATGGCACGCGCTTCATCAATAGTTAAAGGGCCCCCAAACAATCTTTGGCGTTCCTCCAACTTCATTGCCCGTTCCATGGCCCGCTCGCGGTTAACGGCGTTGATGTATTCACCAACTGTGCGGTCCATCATTGGGCGGCGGGGATCATCCACCATGCCGCCATCGGCCTTCTTCATTGGCCCACAGGATCCGCCACGGGCGTACCCCTTGACCATCGTCTTGCCGGCAGAGCCAGAATACCCCTTGTCAGAGGGGAAGCTGAACTCAGAAACATATTTGAGCGTCTTGCCCATGTTAAATCCCTCTCACTCGGTTGCTCTCGATCAGCCGATCAAGCTTTGCGTCTAGCACTTCAAGGCGGTTCATCACACGATTAATATCGGCGTGGACCTCAACCTTGGTCACATATTCCTTGGCAACTTCCTCGCGGGTCTTGTTCAGCAGGATCGTTACGCGCGCTAATTCAGCCGCCTTATCCCGCAGCACCCAACTGATGATACCGATCACCAAAGACAGGACCGTATTCCACACCATCAGTTCCATACGCCACCCCCGTTAAGAGGTGGCGTAGGTTTTAATGCCCTCAATGACGACAGTATAACTGTCGCCAGCAGTGGCATCAGTTGTGGTGAAAAGAACGTCCCCCGTTACGCCGGCGCCCGCATTACTGGGGATGCCGCCAAACGAAGAGAAATCCATGAGGTAATTGCTGTTTTGAGGGATCATCCACGCAAATGTATCAGCAGTCGCATCAAACAAAATGCGAATGTTGAGGCCATGATTGGCACCCCAAATTTTATTGATCTTGATCCCATTACAGGCAAAACCAAAAGCATTTCGGGTCAGCGTTGATACGTCAATTTTTACAACAGCAGTTTCCCCGGTGCCGTCACTAATGCAAGTAAACTTGCCTATGAACAGCCGTTCACCATCAAGGATCGTCTGTGAGGAGACTGTATCAGCCATTGCGACCTCCTATTAGGCCGCAACCGCGCCGCTGATACCAATAATCGCCCAGCCGGCAGCCGTGTAAACGAGGGTCGCGCTATCACCCACATTGGTGAAGGTGATGGTCGTGAAGCCAATCTTCGTGGTCGGCGTGAGAACGGCAGAACCGCCGTCAACCACATGGCTGATGATTTTGATCTGACCAGTAGTGCCATTGGCCAGCGTCAAAGCCTGGGCCGCACCCGTGGTGGTCAGCGAGGTGAGCATGTCGGTGAGATTAACCGCGCCAGCGCCAGACAAAGCCTGATTGGTCGCGAAGATGTCGCCCGTCACATTGCCGGTGATATCGCCGGTAACTGCGCCAATGAAGCCGTTGTCAGACCGGACCGGACCGGAAAAACGAGTTTGAGCCATCACAGAACTCCTTTCAGATGTTGATATTTAAGAGCAAGCCGTCGGACAGCACTAGTATCAGCACCTAAACGTTTTGCCCGTTCCGCATAGGATAAGTCAGGGTTTTCCACGATAAACTTTATCTTGGCAATAAATTTCGGGTCCGAGTGATGGCGCGCCATTTGTGCATCAGACAGCGTTTTTCGGTATTCTTCGCTTTTGAAATCAAAAGTTGACGCCCTGCGGCCAAGCCGGATGCGCTCTTTTACTTCCTCGCTATGGTTTTTCCCTCTCATAGGGGCCTTCGCAAAATCAGCAATATTGTAAACTGTTTTTTCCTCAAACCATGCATCTCCAGTTAAAAATGCATTTTCAAGTTGATCTAAATCAGCAACATTTTGGCATTCAACTTCTATTGAGCCATAAAAATTATCAGCGCCATATTTGTTGTAAGCATTTTGAAGTTTTTGATTAGTATGCTTGTTCCATCGCAAAAGCCTGAAATGCTCTTTCAGTCGTTTTTTGGCTCTTTGGGATTGCCCAACATAACATTGCCCGGTTGCTTTATTTACAATCTTGTAAATCCCCATAACGTCTATTTTGTATGGCATAAACAGCATCCCTTGATGTTGTTGAAGCCATAGCACAGACAAAGAAAAGGGGGCAACAGCCCCCTTCTCCATTCTGGGCTAGTTCCCGTAAAGGGTTACACGCCAGCCGTGCCGTACACGCCGCGCGGGTCCGTCCAACCAAACGTATAACGCTCGGTGGCCTTGTAGCGCATGCTGTCGGTTTCAAAGTCGCCTTCCATGGACTTCTCAAGGCCACGACGCATCATCAGCTTCAGCCCTTCTGGGGCGTCAGTCTGGATCCACCAAGCAGTGGTGGAGGTGATACGCGAGAGGTTCGCTTGGCCTTCGGCCAGCAAGCCCATCGACTTCACCGGGTTGATGTCGTTGTCAGCCGTGCCAGTCCGCAGAACCGACTTGAGCAGCACTTCCGCCTGGAAGACGTTGCTCGGGCCAGTCACAATCTTCTTGGGCGTCAGACGGATGCGCTTGCCGTTGTTGTCAACAGCGTTGCGGATCTGAATGAGGAGCTGCTCAAGAGAAGTCTGCGACAGCGCCGCGGCAGTCGTCAGCTGGTTGCTGAACGTGCCGTTCACAATCGGATGGCTGGTGGACACCAAAGCCACGCCGTCACCGCCCGGATAGGCAGCATTGAAGGCGCGGTTCAGGATGTTGGCACCCAGCGTTTCCTTCGTTTCAATCAGGGATTGCGCGAGATGCTTCGCGTAGGTCTGACCAATACGAATGTGATCGCCGTCTTCCACAAGCACCTTGGTCAGGCTGAAGGCCAGACCATAGACCTTGTAGAGGTAACGCTGCAGGAACAGCACGCCACCAGACTGGTAGGACACGGCCATGCCGTCAGGCAGTTCAGGCGCCGCGCCAAAACCATAAAGAACGGGTTCTTCATGGTAATTGCGGGGAATACCCTTCTGCTCACGGAAGACCATCTTCCATTCGTCAGCGCGCTGATCATAAACGCCGTCAAAGACTTCGTTCAGGATGGGTTCAACTACCGACCTAAAGTCGGTACTACGCATCGGAGTAGCCATAGATCAAACCCTCCTATCAGACCGAGTTGACCGGCGCTTTGTAGTGGTGTTCGTTGATACGAACAGTCACTTGCACATAAGCGTCAGTGATGGAATCGAAAATGCTATAGGCAAAGCCCGTGATCTGGAACTGGCCAGAGGTCGCCTGAATGGCGGTCAGCTGGCAGTTGCTCAGGCCCGTCTGGGTGGAACCACCCGGAGAGGCAACAGTCCAGTCGCACTCTTCACCCACCGCAGTCTGCACAGTCGTGCCGGCCGAGGGGTTGGTGTACTGAACGTCAAACAGCGTTTCCGGGTCATCATACACCCAGGCAACGATTTCCGTGCCAGTGGCGCCAGACGGCCAGAAGGGGCTGATGGTGGGCTTGCCAGTCGCGTCGAGATACTGGCAGCCGGCGAAGATGCCCAGCAGGGAGATACCGTCAACGGTGCCCGTGCGGGTACCGTCAGAGGTGCCAAGCTGGATCACGCCGTTGTCAGTCAGCTTCACCGGGTCGCCGGAGAAGATGTTCGCCGCGTAGGTCGAAGCAATCGTATAGGCTTTCGGGCGCATCTGCCCACTGTTGTGGTAGGAAGGCCGGAAGCCGAAAGGCGCGCTAGTCGAAGACATAGCAAAGCTCCAATTCGGAAAAGGGGTTACGAGAGGTCAAAAAGAGCCTCCCGACGCTGCCCAATCTCCAGATTGCCTTCACCGATTTGCAACTTGGACTTAGACGCCCTGGCCTGCTGCTCAAGGAAGTCGGCTGTATCAGTCAACTTTTCCTCTTCTCGCAGCGGCGCATCATGGTGAGCTTCGTGCATGTACTTCTCGTAAAGAGAAATAGGCAGCTTGAAGGCCAACATTTCATTCACGCCAATAAGTCCCGCCCAATCTCCGGTCTTCAGAGTGGCATATTCCCAGCCGGGAACATCTTCCGGCTTCACGGGCTCGTAGCCCAAACGGATGCGCATCTGAATTGAATCACGGGGATTGGTAGTCGTAAGCCAGCAGGTGTGCCAGCCAGGAATCGGAGGCAAGTCCGGTAGAGAGGACTGGAAAAATTGTTGACGGAACATTGCAACCCGCTCGTCATCCGAGATTTCGCGATTTTGGGTCACAGCGCGATCCTGCATCGCCCTGGTTTCGCGACCTTCACCAGCAGATTTCCTAAACCGTTCGTCAGCCATAACATCGCTCCTTTCAGCGATTGGGGGAAATATGGAATGTAAGACTTACAAAAGCAAGCATTTTAAGACCTGTTCTGCCGGTCATACTCTGCGTACCTCTGCACATATTTGTTCCTCAAAACGGGGTCATCCCAGACCCCCGCCTCAATCAAGGCCTGCTTACGCTCGGGCGAGATGTAGATTTCCCGGCGCGTTGTCGCAGGCGCATGCTCACGGCCAGAGCCCACGGCCGGGCCGCCACGGGGCTCACGCTTGGGCTCCCGACGGGGCGCCTCGCCCTCAAACCGCTCAGGAAGCCGCTTGGACGCCCTCCGGCGCAGCTCCTCCCAATACTCCTCAGTCTGGGGGTTGAAGCCCTCCTTGGCCAAGGATTGGTCAATGGCGATGACAATGGCACTGTCCTCGTCACGCCCTTGGGCGTCATACCAGGGGTTCTCCTTAATGAACTCCTGGGCATAGTGCATCGTCATTTCATTGATTTGCTGCGGCTGCGGCTTCTGGTTACCAAACTGCATCTTTTGGTAATTCAGCTGCTGGATCTTGGCCAAGGCCTGATCCCGGTAGCGCATGGCCTGGGTGACGTCCTCGCCATTGCCGGCGGCCACCGCCTTGGCAATCACGCGGTCAGCCATTTCGGCCTCCTGCGTTGCCTTGGCAATCGCCCCATCAAAGGCGCTTAGGTCTAGGCTGTGCGTCCGCTGCTCCTGGGCGGAAACGCGCCGCTCCAGGTCGTCATTCCTTTTGCGCAGGAAATCAAGCTCAAGCTTGTCCCGGCTGCGGGCCTCATCCCGACGCTGCTTGCGCTCAAGCTTTTCCTGCCG